AGAATTCGTAAAAGAATCTTTCTTGAAACACAAGCTGGCTATGTCGACCCCTCCTATGACAGAAACTGAGATTATTGATTCCTATGATCGTTGGGTTGAGAGATCTCTTTCAACCTTCCATGGACCTGAGAGTCTGAAGACTCATGAAGCCTCTGGATCTGCTTCTTATGAGTCGAAACGTTCTTTAGGCGGAGCTAGAACATTTCTCATTGATAACTTTGATGATATCGATGATCTTAAGCTTCGTGACTGCTATGAAGATTATGTTGAGGATAAGGAGGCATTATTTATCTCCTCTATCTTCCCAACGCATGATCTCCTCGACATGATTGAGGATCGTCCTGGTCACACAATAAGTATTTATGGTTACCCCTTTCCCCATTACTCTGATATTCAAACTGAATTTTCACGTTTGAAGGATAATGTTCTTATCCCAAGGTACGAGACCACTTACGTGAGTAAGTCGTCCCAGCTTGTGAGAGATATATCCGGAAATTGGAGACGGGAAGAAACAAATACTACGCGTACGATAACAACGCCAAATAAGCCAATCTTTGGAGAGGCAATTGATACATCCTATTTGGGTGAATCGGTTGAAATCTTGAAGAGGAAAGGCCCGCTTCGTGTACGTATGGCCGCAGTATTAGAACCCTTAAAGGTTCGTCTTGTTTCTAAGGGTGAGGCATTGCCTTATTGGTTAGCCCGGGACTTTCAAAAATCGATGTGGAATTATCTTCAAAAATTCCCGCAGTTTGCTCTCACGGGGAGACCCATGTCTTCCTTCGATCTCACAGGAATTATTGAGCGAGAAAAGAAGCTGAATTTGACGTTCCCAAAATGGGTTTCGGGTGATTATTCAGCAGCTACAGACGGGATTGACTACCGTCTAACAAATAAGGTCATGGAAGTTTTCCTGCGAAAGTCAATCTTGGACGAAAGTCTAAAGGACCTTCTTCGCGGGGTAATAGGGCTTCAGTTCATTGAATATCCTTTCAAAGATATCGATGACCAGATGCAGATGAACGGACAATTAATGGGATCGGTTTTATCCTTTCCTATTCTTTGTTTAATTAATCTTGTCGCATATTGGCGTAGTCTTGAGGAATATTTGGGTCGTTTAGTCCGAATGGAGGATCTTCCTGTTTTAATTAATGGGGATGATATTCTGTTTAGAGCGAATGATCGTTTATATTCTATTTGGCTAAGGCGGATAGCTGAAGTCGGTTTTTCTCTAAGTTTAGGGAAGAACTATTTACATGAGTCTCTACTCATGATTAACTCGGAGATGTACCGGTATACCAAGGGTCAAAGGGATGGTTTCAATTGTAATTTCAAAAAGATTGATTACCTGAACTGCGGACTTTTGACTGGACAGTCCAAGACGAGCAGAATAACAGATATTAAACCTATCTGGGATATCTATAATAAGATTATTCCGGCTGCGGTGAACCCTGTTAGAGCACACCATCGGTTCCTTCACTATTACAAGGATCAGATTAACGAAGCTACTGGATCAGTAACTTATCTAGAAGAAGGTAAGAAACAATTCAGGGGGGGTAATTACAATTTATTCCTTCCACATGAACGTGGCGGCCTCGGTTTCCAATGCCCACTATCTCGCTTCGAATATAGAATCACACCATTCCAGAGGAAGTTCGCTTCCTTCCTGGATGAGGAAATTAAACAACAGTTATCATCTGGAAAGTACGAAAGTACGAAGATATCCCTAGTTCGTAAGAACAAGATGGGCATAGATTCTATTCCACTTGATAAATTTCAAAGACTAATGTTGGTCCCTTCCATAGGACCGCTTGAGCAAGGTCATGTTCAATTTTCTAAGCCGGAACGTCGGCTACCTCTTCTCTCTAAGGTGAGAGATACCTCAGAACCAGAATTTCAGATTCGACAGCCCTCAAAGGCGTTGATGAGGAAGTTTAGGGAGGGTGTCTTTCCCCACATGGGTACAAAGAAGGCGATGTTTTGGCCATACCGTCTAGTGGAGAAGGTGGGTATCTAACCTGGATACTCGCACCACGTCAGTTATACTGTAATCGGATCTGATTAGTTAACTATGATTTAAGCAACCATATGGAATGTAAGTCTTAGGTTATAGGACCTTATCACTCCCCTAATGTCGTATAATTGGGACCGACTGGAATGTCGTAAACTTCATGGGGTTCCTTGATTTGTTACCCAAAACGGTGTTATCTTTAGGATAACTCAATATTTCCGTGCTAACTTGCCTAGTGCATAAATGCCGACAGACTACACGGGTAAAGGTCTTCCGTTCAAGGAATGTATAGTCGCTCTTGCATGAGGGATCCCATACAATGCAAAAGAATAAGAACATGAAAAATAGAAAAAGAAATAATAAGAAGAAGAAGTCAGTGAGTTGTCCTAACTCTTCTGGCCGAATCAATGCTAATGTCGCAATGACCCATCAAATTGTTGGAAAGGAACCAATCTTTTCTAATAGTAGAAAGGGATGCATCGTTAGCCACCGAGAATTCGTTAAGAATATCTCAGCTACTGTAGACTTTACTGCCTACTTATCAGGAATTAACCCAGGTAACCCTGAGGTATTCCCTTGGTTAAGTGGTATTGCTACCAATTATGAGTCATACCGAGTAAATAGACTTCGGTTTATTTACGAAACGACTTCATCAACTCTTGAACTAGGTTCGGTTATGATGACAGTTGATTATGACTGTAAGGACGACGCACCTGTGTCGAAGGCTGAAATGCTCTCATACTACGGAGCTGTTAGATCTGCTCCCTGG